ATAAATTTTACCTGAGAAGAACTCTTCGGATACTAAATGTTAACATTTATAGATTTTTCACAAAAACCGCATCTTAGCCTCTACAGCTACGCCTAGCTGAGAACATCCTCGGGCCATTGTGCCTTGATTACCTTGCCAATAATCCTACAGTGCTCATTACACTCGATGCTTTGGTAGCGTGGGTTAGGGTTTAATGGCTCAAGCCATGCTGTACAGTCTTCCCATACAAGCTTTTTAAACGTCACCTCTGAGTCGTTGTGAATTCCAGCCACACAGAAATCACCGCTTTCAACTGGAACCTCTGGATCTACCAGTATCAGCATTCCTTCTGGAAAACTTGGCCTGCTTCCCTGTGGAGCTGTCATAGAGTGCCCTGAAACTTCAAGCCAAAATGAGTTCTTTGATGCCTTCTTGGTTGAAGCTATCCAACATCTTGCATCTTTCTCTGTAAACCCATCTACATCGGTGAATTGTCCAGCCTGAGCTGTTGTGAATAAAGGGTACGTATGCTGAGTGATGACGGCGCTCGGATTTTTAATCGTTACATACATGTCGCTAATTTCAAATGCTAAAGATGGGCTAATTTCTTCGGCAGAAACCGTAAGTATCTTCGCAAGTTTCGCAACATGAGTGTGGCTTAACGCATTAGAACCATTCAGTAATTGATTAACCCCACTCTGACTCATACCCAAAGCCTCTCCAAGAGTTTCTTGAGACAAGCTCAACTCTTTCTTTTTATTATCAAATATCGCTTTAAGCCTAGTCGCATCGGCGATTTGTTCTGGTGTTAGTGGTTTCTTTTTCATCTATCTATTTTATAACCGCGTGGAATATTCTCCAATTACCTTTAGTGTTGACTAATTAATTACTATTAGTAATAATGGGTAGGTAATTAAGGAGGCAGTATGGAAAAATTATCCCTTTCAGCATTTGTTTCTAGGAACGGTCAGGAAAAAGCAGCAGAGGCTTTTAACTGTGGACAAAGTGCAATTAGCAAAGCTATTTCTTCTGGTAGAAACATCACTGTAACAATTTTTGAGAATGGAAAAGTTATCGCAGAAGAGCTTAAACCATTCCCTAGTAGTAAACGTGAAGTTCAAGTTATCTAAAAAACCCGATTAACACCATTCAATCGAGCACTGAAAAGTGCAACCCCACCGAATAGCCCAATCTATTTACGGCATTCAGCTATTAGCTGATCGCTCAACTAAACACACAAGGATATTACCAAATGGAGTTCGCAAAAGAACGCAAGAAAGCCTTGCAGATAGAGAGCTACTTACTCTCGAAGATTTCACTAAGGGGTCAGACAAAGCTCGCAAAGATGCTTGGCCTGAATGAAGCCGCAGTAAGCCGATTAAAGGCTGCTACAGGCAAACAGAAGTACAGCACCATGAAGCTAATGAGTTTGATATTGGCTTATGCAGGAATGGAAACACCGGAGTTTGATTTAGTCGGAACAATGAGCCGGTTAGAGAAGAAGCTGGAGAGAATGGAAGAATTACTGGCAAAGAAAAAGCCCGGCGGCAACCGAGCTTCATCACAACTTGCTTTGGAACTGTAGAACAATCAACGAGGTAATTATGACAAAAAAGCGTAGTAATTTCCAGCAAAAAGAGGAGCGTTACCAACCTGAGCGCCCTGTAGGGCTGGTTGATGTAGCCGCTAACAATCGTGCATTTGCCGCGCGGTTAATCGGAGAGTTTAGACTAGCTAAAGCAGGGGTCAAACATGGTAGCCGTTAGACATTTATCATTGGTTCCAAGTGAGCCTATTCAAGAATATTCGGAGCGGAAAGTGGCTGATACTGATGATGGCTTCATCATGTTAGCAATGACGCTTTATGAGGAACTGATAGGGGCTAACCTAACTCGCAATCAGGCCAAGGTGGCGCACGCCGTATGTCGTAAAACGTATGGCTTTAAGAAGAAGATGGACCGCATCGCAGATAGCCAGTTAGCCGAGATTTGTAGAATCAGTAGACCCAAAGCAAACATTGCTAAAAACGAACTGATTTCAATGAATATTTTACTCAAAGAAGGCTCACGAATTGGGCCGAATAAGAACATATCCGAGTGGCGAATTCCAGACTGTAACCAAATAGGGAACATTGTTACCAAAGCGGTAACAAAAAATGTTACCAAACCGGTAACTCAAGGTGTTACCAAAACGGAACACACAAAAGATATTATTCAAAATATAAAAGATATTACCCCTATATCCCCAGAGGGGAATGATTCGGTTGACCAGAAATCAAAACCTGAAAAACCAAAATCCACTCGCAAGAAATCATCGCCAGTCCAATTCGATCACCAACGCTTTATCGACACTTGGAACTGCAAAGCCGACCAATACGGGTTACCCCGCATGAACGTAATCACCAAAACCGCAGAGGATGGCATTAACCGCCTGTACCGGTCGCATGTGAAATACTGCAAACAAACGGGGAAAGAGCCAGCAGACGTGGACACGATGATTAACGGGTATATCGAGTTCGGTTACACACCTACCCAATGGGCTTGCGGTAAAAACTCAGACGGTAAGCGGTTTGGAATAGATACCGCGCTGACCCAAAAGAAAATCGACGAGATTCTGTCTAGCGAGGATTAACCATGGAAAGTTTGGAATTTGAAGAGCTGCTAGTCGCCGCGATGATCGCCAAAGGTGACCACATAGACACCCGTGACATCGTTGGCAAGCTGCCAGTTGAGGCATTCGCTAACCACCACCTTAGAGCGATGTATCGAGTAATTGTTCGTCTGCTAGACCAAGTTGAGACGATTGATATTTTCACTGTGAAACATGGCGTTCCAGCAGAAACATCGGATTTGGTTATGGAAGTAGCCCGGCGAAGTTCATCGGCGTCAAACATCAAAGTTTGGGCCAAGAAGGTCCGTCAATGCTGGATGGTTAGACAGGCAAAGGAGAAGCTTTGCAGCGCGTTAGAATCGCTATCTGGCATCAACACTCATAACATCAACGATGTGCTTACTGAGGTTTCTGGGGAACTTTCCACAATCCAATTTGAAACCAATGACCGGCTCCCTCGCCGCATCGGTGACATGATGACGGATTACATGGACGTTCTTGAGCAACGAACCAAAGGAGAAGAGTCTGGGCTTTACCTGAAAACTGGTATTGAACCGATGGATGATAAATACGGCGGCTTTGACCGTACCGATTTAATCATCTTGGCCGGACGCCCGGGTATGGGTAAAACCGAGCTGGCAATCATGATCGCCAACAGCATCGGACGCAGCAAGGGGCGCGGATTATTTGTCTCGATGGAAATGTCTGAAATGCAGATTGTCGAGAGACACATTGCAGACAGGAGTGGGTTAGCAGTTGGAGCATTGCGTAACCCAAACGATATGCTTGACGAGCAATTCACCCGTTTAACTGTTGCCTCGTCACAACTCCAAGATGAAGATAACTATGTGCTAGATGGTGCATTCACTGTTGATGAAATCATTTCTCACGCAGAACGCATGAATCAAGATGGAGGACTTAGCTTTTTAGCTATCGATTACCTACAACTCATCAAAAAGCCCAAGGCGGAGACAAACGCCTTAGCGCTTTCTTACATCACGGGGAGATTGAAACAGTTTGCCTTGCGTAACAAGGTTCCGGTAATCCTCCTATCTCAGCTTAATCGCGGGGTAGAAAGTCGAATTGATAAGCGACCAACTCTCGGAGACCTGCGCGAGTCAGGGTCAATAGAACAAGATGCGGATGTTGTCATCTTTCCTTACCGTGATGAAGTCTATGACGAGAACAGTAAGTTTAAAGGTATAGCTGAAATAATTGTCGGTAAATACCGATCAGGTGAGCCAAAGACGTTTTACATGGGATGGCGAAACGGACACTTTACCCGGATAGACCAGCAAGAAGTGGCGGCGCGATATGCTCAGAACGAGGATGAGGCTAAGCCTAAATCAAACTGGCGAGGCCAGAAGGCAGGATAACCCCCACACCGCTTAAAGCGGTTTTTTTATGTCAGTAGGAGAGGGATATGAGTGATTTAGGGTTTTATTTATATATGGTTTTCAGTACTCCTTTGATTGTTCTTTTCATCAGTTTTATTACTTGGGAAAACGCAGTCAAAGCTCTGGGTATTAAATACATAATCAGGCTTGAGGCATTACTTGTCAGTTTTGCTCTGATATACGCCTGTATTAAGCATTTTCATGCGTAGGGAGAGGGATGTGACACCAAACATTAACTACAAGTACTCTGTGTCCCGTGAAGACGCCATGGAGTACCTGCTACAGAACGTAGAGCAATTCCCGAAAGAAGTTCCGGGAAAAATATCTATCTCGATATTCCAAGGCTGGCGATGGGTCGAGTCACTGGAAGGCGAGATTATCTTTGCAGATTGTATATCGCCTTGTATCACCGCTAACGATTTGCAGGAACGCCGCGAACAGACAGAAGAGCTATGGGGATGCCTGAAATGATGAATTACCAAGAGATGAGTGACGAGCAGATTGAGCTTGCAGTATCGGATGCAATGAATATTCCTAGAGGCGTTAAGTGGTGCTCAGATTGGAGTTTGGCTGGGCAACTAGCTGAAGAAAACCATATAGGAGTTAAATATTTTCTGGGTGAATGGATGGGGCTTTCAACGCATCCAACTAATTTCGCTACCGGATTCACTTCAAATCCCCGCAGAGCTATCTGCATCGTATTCCTCATGATGAAAGGCGGTGAGTGATGGATGACCGTAGAAACTGGAAGTGCTTTATCGGTATGCACCAATATTCCGAGTACCGGAAACCGCACAGGACTAAAGTTTTCAATGACTCAACATCAACGAGGCCTGTTAAGCAGTATGTTATTTATACGCTTAAGTGCGACTTCTGCGGCAAAATAATCAGCGAGACGGTGTATTTATAATGGCTAAATTTACAAATGTTCATGACCTGTTAGTTTCTTATCAGGGTCAATACCGGAAAATACCGGCGAAAGGTGTTTACGCTTCAAAGGAAAGACGAGATGAGCTACAAGCCTCGCATGCAAGGAAGGTTCACAGGAAGAGAAAGCGCTCAGTGGGAAAGTCAAACAAACTAGGATTTCGTTTTAGTGCTGAAATTAGAACGGCAATGATTTGTGAGTCAAATTTTCTGGCCATGGTATGCAGAGAAAGTAAAAATAACTTTAGAGGTAAGTAATGGTTGAATCACGAAAGCAGTTAAAACATTGCAATTGCGGCGGGGATGCTTTGGTTTTCAAGGAGAAAAAGACCCCGCACAAGGTATTTTTCACGTTACCCGAAATTAGAAGGCACAGTGAAGAAATGAAAAGACCAAGGAGTCGTTGGGCTGAGTGCTTATCATGCGGGAAGAAAGGCAAACAAAGTATCAAGCATGAGGAAGCAGTAGAAAACTGGAATAACCAGAAAGGAGAGTAACCATTGCGGGAGTTTATCCTGCATGAAACCAACAAGTCTCAACTCTGGCAAATCCTCAAAGAAATAATCTCCACTGGCAAACGCTGGCGAATAAAAATCTCAGAGTACCGTGAAAAGCGGTCGCTATCTCAAAACAATCTCATGTGGAAATGGAATGCTGAAATGGCAGGGCAACTTACGGCTGTCAGTAGCGAATCATTTTCTGAAGAATGGGTTCACGAGTGGCTTAAAGAGCAATTCTGCCCAGCAAAGCCAATAACCATCATGGGGAAAACAGTTTGGGTTAAATCGACCAAGTTGCTAGATGTTGGTGAAATGCACAAATACCTAAATGACATAGATGTATGGGCGCACCAGAGAGGGCTGAAGCTAACAATACCTCACGAGTGCGAGTACCGAGAACTACAGAGGAAGCAGGAAGAATGAGTGAACACATCACATCAATACCGGTAATGCTTAATCAGAACAAGCACAACTATTCCGAGGTCGCTAGGCTGCTACACGTTCACCGATACACGGTAAGGCGATTAGAGGATGACAAAGACTGCAAGCATCACATCGTAGTGCGTGGTCGATTGATGACTGAGACGCGCCGCTTGCAAGATGACGAAGTGATTCTGGCTAAAGATCCGAACTATTACGATTTAGGAGGGAGTGATGCGCAAGCCAAGACGCCGATGCAAGAACCCTGATTGCAGAGAATGGTTTCATCCTCGGTTTCAGAATGAATGGTGGTGTAAACCGGAATGCGGGGTAGTAGTTGGGATAGCAGCAAGGGAGAAGAAAAGGCTCAAGGAGCGACAGGAAAGAGAATCAAAGCGCAAAAAAGAAGCACAGCAAGAACGCCGTCACCACCAGATAAGAAAGCTCGAAGTAAAACCCCTCAGTTATTTCCACAGTAAAGCCCAAGCAGCATTCAATACATACATCCGCACAAGGGACGCAGAGCAGCCCTGTATTAGCTGTGGGCGTCATCATGAGGGTAAGTATGACGCAGGGCATTATCGAACGCGTGGAGCCTCTCCAGCGACCCGCTATGACGAAACCAACTGCCATAAGCAATGCGCCCCCTGTAACCAGCACTTATCAGGAAATATCGAAAACTACACGCCGAACCTTATTGAAAAAATAGGGCAGGAGGCATTCGATATTTTGATGGGTCCGCACCCAGTAAAGAAATGGACGCGGGAAGAGTTGAAGCAACTTGCGACGCACTACAGGCAGAAAACCAGAGAGCTAATTAAGCAGAGGGAGGGAGTATGAAAACTACTGAATATTTGTTCTGCAGAAATAACGTTTTCAACAGTCAATTCATAGTCAGGTCAACCTTTCTAAACCGATTAAGAGTTAGATTCGGGTGCAAAGTTATAGCCTCATGTAGCCTCAATATCCCTTCAAGCAGCGAGGCCATGAAAATAGCAAAGGCTGAATTCGCCGAGGCTGGCCTGATAGAGCAATGCATGGGAGTAGAGTTATGACTTGGCTAATTAAGCAGAGGGGGTGGGTATGAAATTAACCCCTAAGCAGCGGACACTTCTTCGTATGAAGTTCGGTGGCTGCTGTGCGTATTGCGGATGTGAGCTGCCAGAAAAAGGATGGCATGCAGATCATGTTGAAGCATTGCTTCGAAAGCCCGGTGGAGGCGCTTTTAATTGTTCTGCTGAATCTCTGGATAACCTTTTCCCGGCTTGTGCTCCATGCAATTTAATGAAATCAGCATATGAACTTGAAGTGTTCAGAAGGCAAGTCTCACTACAAGTTGAAAGAGCTAGGAAATCTAGTGTGAATATAAGAACTGCTGAGCGATTTGGATTAATTGAGGTTATCGATAAGCCGGTCGTATTCTGGTTTGAAACTTACAAGGACGGTATGCGATGTACTGGCTAACCAAACTTCTTAACCACTTCTCACCCATAACCCCAACAGTCCAGTACAAAACCCCACAGAGTTATCCAGCCCAACCCGGCAATAAGCGGAGGAAGAAGAATGCGCATTGAACACGATTACCGGTTAGTGGTGAAAATATCAGGTGTGCGATCGTCGGCTGATATGCGGCGTTTATTCGGTAACGGATGGAAGACTATCAACGAGTCGCAGCGAGCATGGATTCGTCACCTCCTTAAATTATGGGGCCAGCACCTCGGCAACGAAGAATATGACAGGGGAGAAATCAACATCCTTGGTCGTCTAATGATGCGTTGTGAATGGAGTGAGCAGAAGGGGAAGCAAATAGAAAAGGTGGTGTCTCAGCTTTTCTGTGAGGGCTACCGAGGGGAAGAGTTAATGCGCAAGGCACGTGACTTAGTAGTACCGCAATCTTCAGCAGCCAACATCATCGCTCTCGCCAAAGAATCTGATGATGCTGACTTTATGGAACGCGTAATTACTAAAACATTCGGCAGAGATAACCCGATCCGCTCAGTAGCAAGATTAAGATACTGCAAGTGCAAAAGCTCGCAAGATGTTCAGCGGTCTTTAAGTTATATCACTGGCATAACATCGAAAGAGGCGCGAAATAGAATGGAATGGGCTGAATCAATACTGGAAGGAGAATTATTTTATGCAGCTCAGCGTGAATTGAAGAAAGAAATTCTACAAAATGCAGCATAAAGCACGAATAGCTAAAAGGCTTGGGCAATCACTAGAGTATATTTCAGGTACGCTCTGGGAGTAAAAGCGAACTGAGCAAACCAACATTAAACCTCGCCTCGGCGGGGTTTTTTTATGGAGTTTTCGTCATGGTTAGCGATTGTTTTTATCATCTAAAAATAAATGCAAACGATGATTATAAGTTGGCAGCGGCCTAAGAAACCTAGCCACTGGGTATTCCAGTTCCCTGCTACCTAATCTGGCGCACTGGCCCGGTGTGATTAATAACGGGCACACAACAGATGAGCGCATTCACAGCTTCCGACTATCAGTCAGCGGCATTAAATGAGTGCGCTTTTCGTTGTGATAATAAAGCGAATACTGGAAGCTGAACCAGTCTAAAAAAGGTTACGGGTGTCATCGCCATCCAGCCATCACAACCAAACATGCCGTAGGCTTAACTGGCAATCATGCTTTCACCTGTGAGTGTTACCCTGCGGTTTTCTAATAGTCTTCCTCATAACCTCTACATGGCATGGGTCACTCTAGGTCGTGATACGTTTGGAAGTTTCAATACACCCGCCAAGCCTCTTAATAATGCTCAAATAGGCGGGTTTTTTATATGGTGTAATTCCACCATTTTTCGCCATTAGCTCAATTGGATAGAGCATAGAGCTTCTACCTCTACGGTTTGGGGTTCGATTCCTCGATGGCGCGCCAACTTCCCAATAGCATAATAGGTCAATGCGTCCGGCTCATAACCGGGTGAAGGAGCGGTTCGAATCCGCCTTGGGGAACCAAATTTCAAGGCTTCACTTCGGTGAGGCCTTTTTTATTTCACCGCAAGTCAATCCCAATTATCCCACACAGATACTATCAACTGACTGGCGGTGAATCCCTTACTACAAATCCCCACTCGGGGGTGGAAATGAAAATGAATAATGACCCTCATACCGTCTCTGAATGGGGACGACTCCTGCATAGTTGGTGGTCAGGAGATACGCCTGTTGGGGCGGTGCTTATGGCAGTCGTGATGTCTGTTCTAAGAATTGCTTACACAAGCGGCGGATGGAAAAAGATGTTACTTGAAGGGCTGTTGTGTGGTGCCTTAACGCTCACATTCGCCTCTGCTTTTGAATATTTAAACTTACCCAAGACGCTATCTGTAGGTATTGGTGGCGCAGTCGGTTTTATTGGCGTGGACTCAATTAGAGCTTTCGCTATGCGCTTTATCGGAAACAAATTAGGAGTGAGAAATGACCAGCACTAGCGGCGCACGTGGGATTCGAAATAACAACCCGGGGAATATTCGATGGGGAGATGATTGGCAGGGCTTAGTGCCCAAGTCAGAGCGTACTGATAAGTCATTCTGTCAGTTCACAGCTCCTGAATATGGTATACGCGCAATGATTATCATTCTGCGGAACTATGAAAAGAAACACGGGTTAAATACCGTCAGGAAAATCATTAACCGATGGGCCCCTCCTGTTGAAAACGATACCGAGGCTTATATCAACAGCGTGGCTAAACAAGTCGGTGTTGACGCGGACAAGGTTATCGACGTGACGGATAGTCGGGTGATGATCCCTTTACTGGAGGCAATCATTACCCATGAGAACGGAAGTCAGCCTTATGACTTCGCTACCTTCGTCAAGGCAATTGATTTAGCTAACGGGTAATGGTTATGAGCAGAGAGTCTATCTTAGCCACCTTGCTAACAGCTTCGGCTCTACTGCTCTTACTCTCTGGCCTGATATTCGGCTTTAAGTACAAATCTAACGCCGATGCCGCATCTAACGCCAAAGAGCAACTCAATAGTCAGCAGTTAGTTACCTCATCTGTTATTCGCTCAATGTCGGTTTTCAACATGATAGCCAAGGCTGCTTATGAATCTCAGGAAAATAACAATGCCAAGAGTAAGCAGCGAGTTGAGTATATCATTCAGGAGGTTTCGACTGATAAATGCGCTTCTCAGCTTGTGCCTAGCAATGCTGCTAGTGAGTTGCTCAGACACGCCGACCAAATACGTCAAGGTTCCGCCAGTACCGATACCGCAAAGTCTGACTAGGAAATGCCCCATACCCTCCCCAGAGCTTCCGTTTACATGGCAATCAAGCCTCCTGTGGAACGAATCACTTTTAACTGCGCTAGAGAACTGCAATGAAGATAAGGCAGCCATCCAGCAAATCGAATTAGAGAGACAGAAAAATGACTGAATTACTCACTTACGCAAACTCTATCGCCATTCTACTTATCCTGGTTGCGGGCGGATGGGTGAAGGTGCGCGATTACTTCAAAGCTAAAGCCGAAGAGAAATCAAAGCTGATTGAAGCGGAAGTGCAAAAGCGCCTTGCAGAACAGAAAGCCAATACTGTTGCGCCAGTTGTCACGCAGTAGCCAGAACAGAGGTCATATCCGTGACCTCGATTGTGGCTATTACCCTAAAGAGGTGATCCATATCTTCGATGGTCATAACTGACAAGTGATTTAGTCATGCTGTGAAGCATTACGACAATTGCGATTCGTTACTCTCCGTACTCAAGCCCACTTTAACCGGTGGGCTTTTTTTATGCGCCATGCCCGGCGAAACAACACAGAGCCTTTCAGGAATTAGCTTCGGAGAAAACCGCTATAGGTGGCGACCTCTCTGTGGGCGGTATTTCTGGGCAACGAGGCTTATTCACTAAAAGGAAATCGCCATGAACTATCCAGTAAACGACCAAACGTTAACAATGACCAGCCGTGAAATTGCGGAGGTTACTAGCAAGCGGCACCCAGATGTCAAAAGAGACATTGAAGTAATGTTTGAACAACTGCAAGAAGATGTGAGCAAATTTGCGCGTATCTATTCAGACAGTATGAACCGTAGCCAAACAGAGTATGTTCTCGATAAAGAGCATACCGAATGCTTGGTAACTGGTTACAGCGCAATGCTTCGAATGAAAGTCATCAAACGTATGCATGAACTGGAAGAAAAGACCCGAGTACCTCAAACGCTTCCCGAAGCACTCCGGTTAGCTGCCGACCTAGCAGAGCAGAAAGCAGAGCTAGAGAGCAAGTTAGCCATCGCAGAACCAAAGGCTGATTTTGTCGATCACTACGTTAATGCCACGGGTTTGATGGGCTTTCGTGAAGTAGCAAAGCTTCTGAAGGTGAAAGAGAACGACTTCCGTGTGTTCCTGGTGGATAACAACATCATGTACAAGCTAGCAGGAAAGATGACACCTTATTCTCAGCACTTAGACGCTGGAAGATTTCAACTAAAAACGGGTGAAGCCGACAACGGTCATGCCTTTTCTCAAGCGAAGTTCACACCTAAAGGTATTCAGTGGGTAGCAGGACTACTCGCGAGAGAAAGCATCAAGGCAGCTTAAAGAAATGAGCACACTTATACACATCGAATCAAGCCCACTTTAACCAGTGGGTTTTTTATTGCTCCCGCAGAGCACACAACATCGAACCTTCTTTAGGAATGAGCCTTTGAGGACTTCAGTTTAGCTGATGCGCTTCGATGGGCTGACTTCCTACGCGGCAAAGGTTCATTACCTAAGTAAGGAAAGCATCATGCAATTAATCGAAACGAGAGAAATTAACTTTCATCAATTTGTCACAGCAAGCTCAGGTGATGTGCTGACAGATACCTTCCAAATAGCTAAGGCATTTAATAAACGCCATGGGGATGTGTTGAGAGCTGTAGAAAACTGTCACTGCTCAGATGATTTCAGGAAGGCGCACTTTTGCGTTTCCGAGAAAATCAACGACTTAGGTATCTTCGATAAAAAACAGAAGTATTACACCATGGACTTCAGCGGATTTGTAATGGTTGTCATGGGTTTTAATGGCAAGGCTGCGGCAGTCATCAAAGAAGCCTGTATAAATGCCTTCAACTGGATGGCCGAAGAACTTCGCAAGATAAAGAATGGGTACGAAGCAGAGCGCAACGCCGTAATGCTCGAATACATGAAAGAGAAAGACGTGGCCAGCATGTCCGGTCGCCTACTCAATCGATGGGGGCGAGTTAAGAAACCAGTGCTATTAGCCAAGATTGAGCGACTAGAGAAACAGTCTCAAATCTGCTTGCCGGGAGTGACTAATGACTAAAGATGAAAAATCTCAACTGGTAACCACTCAACGATATCTTAAAAGTGCAGTCGATTACTTCTCATGTGGTCGAGTAGCCGAAGGTGTTGCATGCATAGAGAACGTTGATGTGTTGATTGAGGCGTTAATGACACTGAAAGAAAGGAAAGAATCCTTGAGAGCGTCGAAATCAAAAAAATAACCAACCCGAGAGCCACTTTC